TTAGGCCATCTTGAGAGCGACAACCGGACCGGCTGCGGTCGAGGTGCCGACTTCATGAACGACGATATCGATCCGCTCGGTCGCCTTCAAAGCGATCTGATCGAACTCGAAGTACCGGCTCGAATCGGCAACCACGGTCACACCGCGACGGCTTCCCATCGACGCGGCCAATCGAAGATCGCCAAAGAAAGCGTAGGTCGCTCCCGACTGTGCGGCAGTCGTGCTTGGAAGCACCTGCGAAAAGACGACTGGGTAGCCCATGAACTGGAGAACCGGACCATCTCCAAGGTCCACCTTGTTATTGCCACCAGCGGCAATCTGAAGGCGTGCCATGGAGTTATGATATCCAGCCGAATGGATAAACCATGCGGGCTGCATTCCTGGGTAAACCGGAAGCTTGCCAACTGCGGCATGAAAATCGGTCAGTGCCAACGCACCGAACGAGGTAGCCGACGCTGCGGTCGCAATCGATCCAGCGGCTACGGCATTCTTCACGCCAACAATTCCGCCGTAGGTGGAGGTGCCATCGCCCAAGAATCCGCACTCGTCTTCCTTGACGGCGAACGCCCAAGCCATTTCATCGGCCAGCATGTCGGCAATCGAAACCAAGGCGTCTTCGCTCAGTTCGCTCGATACGCGGGTCAACGCTCCAAGCTTTCGAGCGACAAGCTTGGCATTGCCAACGCTTGCATCCGATGCCGTGATTTCCGCGTTCTCGCTGACGAAGTAGGCAGTTACCCCGCCCAATCGTCGCGGAATGTCCAGCGTGTCAGAAGTCATCGGAACAACGCGGACGTTCTGCCGAAACACGCCATAGGACTCACGCAAATCGACAATGGCGTTTTCCATCGGGGAAGGCACAAGGAATCCGCCCTTGTTGTTGTCGCCTTCGCTCATCGCGGCCTTGACCTGGATGCCATGGTCCTGGCACCACTGCTTGGCATTGGAATTGCCAAGGAAAGCACGGATGGCCTGACCGGAAGCGTAAGCGTCTTCCTCGCTCTTAAACGCCTTCAGGCTTGTCACCTTGCGGGCTTGTGCTGGGATCGTGATACGCTTGGCCTGGGTATCCTGGCCGAACGAATCAGCCGCCTTGCGGCCAACGTTGGAAGCTACGATCGCTTCAACCTTTTCAGCCCGTGCCAATTCAACCTTCAACCGGTCAATCTGGCCCTGCTTGTCGCCAGCTCCAAGAATGCCGTCGATCTCCGTCGACTCTTCGGTCGACAAGTCGCGGGCTTCGCTGGCCGCCACTTCCGCGATTGCCTTGGCCTTAACCGCCAAGCCGTCGATCTCTTCCCTTAGCTGCTTGCTGCTCTTCATCGCTTGCCCTTTCAATGGTGCCGGCAAGCGTCAAAACGAAAACGGCGATCGCTGCCGGCTGTTGGTACTTCCACTCAGCCACATTGCGTCGATCGCCGCTAACGAGTTGCGAACAACTTATTTGGGTGACAATCTAAACTAGATTGTCAATCTGTCAAATTTTTGATAGGCGGATCCTTGCCGCCAATAGCTTTGGCGTCCCTTTAGTTCTGGCTCCTGCTTCGCTCTTTTGCAGCAATGCCGATGGCGTCTTAGAAAACCGCCCTTCGGCTACTTGGACCTGTTCGTTCGTGGCGTTGCCAACTTCATCGGCAAATCCTTCGGCTACTGCATCGAGTGCGGTATACCATGTCTCATCACCCATAATCTTCCGGATCTCTTCTTCGTCCTTTCCGGATCGCTCGGCATACGCTGGCACCATCGAGGAGGTGTAAACGTCCAGCGTGTCGGCGGTCTTGCGGATCGCTGCCGCGTTGCCGATTGCCATAGTCCAAGGATCGTGGATCATCATGCGGGCATTAGCCGCGATAGTTACTTTCTCGCCTGCCATGGCAATATAGCCCGCAATGGATGCGGCCAACCCGTCGATCGCAACATCCACCCCGCCCGGGTGCCTCTTGATTGCGTTGTAAATTGCTGCCCCTTCATCGACCGATCCTCCAGGCGAATTGATGCGCAGCAAAACCCGCTTGCCTTCCATCTGCTTCAGCCCGGCAATTACGCTGGTTGCGTCGATCATGCCAAGCCATGCGGGGCCAATGTCGTCATACAAAAAAATCTCATTTGTTTTTGTGTCGACTGCAAACATTGTTTAACCTTTCAAGATGATGGTTGCCAATTCTTCCGCCCGACGTTCCGGCCAATCCGCTACGATCTGCCCGACTTCGGCGGCTAGCTCTTCGTTGGTCTTTACTCGCCCTGATGCCTCGATGAGTTGCCGCTTAGATTCTTCGCAATGATGCGAAGCAAGGTTGGGATCTCCGCCGACTTCGGCAATGACTTCTGCAAGCTTTCCTTCCCAGCTTGCGTAAAATTTTTCCGCCCAGTCTGCGAAGTTCTTTTGCCGGCATCCGTCAACGGTTCGCTTGGCTTCAACTCCAAGCAGGTTCCGCAATCGGCTAACCACCGCCCGACGCCCCGCCGTTCCCTGCGGTTCATCTTCCGGCGAATCATCGTCCTCATCTTCTGGCGAGTCATCCGGTTCTTCGACGATAACTTGTCGCGTATCAATCGATGGATTGGCATACTCATCGCCCCCTTCGTATGGGTTGAGGTCAAGCATTGCCCTGGCTTCATTCGGACTAATCACCCTGGCCGTGATGTAAGTCGATAAAATCTGGCTTTGCGTCTGCGAATCCGCCCGCAATAGTGCCCTGTCAGTGAATTTAAAGTAGTGCGAATCCGATTGCTTTTCAGCGTCACTCAGTAGCTTGTAGTCTAGTTCCTGTTCCCATTTAACAAGCCACCGCATCAGCGTGTCCAAAAGATAAGCAAGCTTCTTTTGTTCCAGGCTGTTGTAGGATACGCTTGCATTGTCGCCCAAGATCGACTCCAGCCCGAACAATAGGGCGATATCCTGGCGGCTAAACGCTCTTTGCTCTATCATCTGCATGTCTACGCTGCTCATGCTGATAACGTTGGCCTTGATGCCTTCACGCAACAGCCCGATCTGCCCGGCTTTCTCGCTTCCGTTGTGGTGTGCTTTGAACGCCTCCACAAATCGCTTCGCGTCCTGTTCGTCGGCAAACGCTCCTGCTGGTGCCTCCAGCAAGATCGATCCGGCGAAGCCTTTGCTTAGTTGGTTCTCTAAGCTTCGCTCGCTATCGATGGCAATCCGCAAAGTTCGCTTGTGCGTCGGGATGCTGCCCTTTCCATCGATGCCATCAAAGGAAATTCCTTTGATATGCAAGACGTCCGCATCCGGGATAATCAGCATATCATCTTGCTGAATCACGAATTGTCGAAACAAGCCTTCCCGGCTGTCGCTGGCTGGCTTCGTGACGTGATACTTCTGCCCTTGGAACAATACGCAAACGGTATTGTCCGGATGCAGTGGCAGGATCTCCATTGGACGCCCCGACGCATCCCGCACAATCCACGATCTAGCATTGCCCCATAGTAGGGCATGGACCATGGAAAGTTCTTTCCAATCGAACGCGGAAAGAAGTGGCGTCGGTCTGTTGCGGACTAGGTTATAGGCTGGATGGTCGGTTGCCTTCTCGGCTCCTCGATCTAGCCGCCGATAAACGTGCAACGGCAACTGGCCGACGTGCCCGCCTATCTTGCTGATGGCATGCCACACCGCCGGAATGCTGATCGCCTCTTCCGGTCCGACGTGCTTGCTGTCCTCCATGCCTCCAAGCATGGAGCCGATCGCGTTTCGCAAGGTTCGCCAATTCAATGCCATCGGTTGTCCCTCAGAATACAAACAAGGAACCCTTGGCACGCTGCGGTGCCAAGCTTGCCAAACGAAACGCCATGATAGTTGCCACCATCGGATCTATCTTTTCTTTGCTTCCCCGCTTATCCGGCATCACCTCGCCCTTGGCGTTTTGCGTCGTCACCAAGTTGGACGCACACCACGCCAACAAAGGATTGCCATCGTGCCGGATTGCTCCAGCCTTTAACGCTTTTAGGAATGTCCTAAGCGGTTCGTTGTACATGCTGCAATTTTGGTAGAACTCAACACACTTCAAACCATCTGCGGTCAAATCCTGTGCAACGTCTCTTGATGTATGGGGATCGTACGCCCAGTCTTTGGTCTTATACTCTCGCCACCATTGCTTGCAAGTTGCCTTCAAATCGTTCAACTCAGACGGGCTAACAATCAGCAAACCGCGCCGGACGTAATCCGCCCACGGTTCTTTTGCTATGTCTCGTTCGTTCTCGCTGTTGATAAACGATCTTGATTGTATTTCGTATCGATATCGATTCTCACCAGCTTGATCGGTTCCATCATGGAACCTTGCAACCAAGGATACCGCCGCCAAGTCATCGCGTCCGCCTAAGTCCCAAGCCCCGCAAACCACCTCCGCCTTGCTCCAGTCGGACAGCTCGCCAGCCGCCAAACTCCAAAGCGTATCATCGATGGCTTTTTCGTTGCTCGTTACCTTTACGTTCAAGCAGTACCGCTTGAACTTGTTTAGCTCAATCGGTCCCGATCTCGCAGCGTTTGCCTGTTCCTGTAGGTAGTCGTGCTTTGGGGTTATTGGATAGTTCGGATTGGCTTTCTTCCAGCATGCCGAATCGAAAGGATCATCCGCCGGATGTTCGATGCCATTCGCATCAATCCACGCATCATCGATCCTTGCAATGAACGCAAAGTAGGTGTCGCCTATGGGATCGTCGTTTCGATAATCCTGCAAAGCCTGCGTGCAGATACTATCGATATTGTTCCACACGGTAGAACGATCATCGCCCGCCGTGGTAATCATCACGATCAGCGGTTGCCTTCTGGCTCCGCTGGCCGTGGTCAGCTTGTCGTATAGTCCTAGGTGCCGATCTCGCCATTCGTGGATTTCATCGAGTACGGCACCATGGATATTTAACCCGTCGGATGTCTTGCTGTCCGATCCGATCGGCTTCAAAAACGAATTGGCCTGGTATCCGTCCGCATTTACCAAGATAGCCTTCGCAAGATTGGAGCATTGCGAAGAAAGGATCTCACTGGTTCTT